GGCTGCATTCTTCGGCGTGGACGAAACCACCCTCAACCGCTGGAAGGACGAGTATCCCGCTTTTCGCCAGTCGCTCATGGAAGGCAAGGTTGTCGCTGATGCCGAGGTGGCCGACAGCCTCTACAAACGGGCGACGGGTGAGGTCGTCGAGATCGAGCGGCTGGTCAAGAGGGATGGTCAGCACGAGGTGATCAAGCTCAAGAGCTACATTCCGGGTGATCCCGGCGCCGCCAAGCTCTGGCTGACGAACCGTCGTGGCCAGAACTGGCGCGACAAGCAGTCGGTCGAGCACACGTTCAACCACGAAGACGCGCTTGATGAGCTTGACGACGAGCAGCCTGAGCCCGCGGGAACGTAGGATCAGGCGCCGGCTGCGCGATGACTTCCCGCACTATGCTGAGAAGTGCCTGCGCATCAGGACCAAGGACCCGAAAGCCGGCGTCGTCCCATTCGTTCTCAATGAGCCGCAGGCTTTCGTCCATGAGCGGCTGGAGGAGCAGAAGCGCCTCACCGGCAAGGTGCGGGCGCTCATCCTCAAGGGTCGTCAGGAGGGCATCAGCACCTATGTGGGCGGCCGGTACTACCACCGGGTAACCCACAGCAAGGGCGTGTCCTGCTACATCCTCACGCACGAGCAGCAGGCCACTGACAACCTGTTCGGCATGGTCGAGCGGTATCACGAGCACTGTCCGGTGCTGGTGAAGCCGTCGACCGGCGCGGCCAATGCCAAGGAGCTGGTGTTCGACCGTCTCGACAGCGGCTACGCCATCGGCACCGCCGGCAACAAGGCGGTGGGTCGGTCGAGCACCTTCCAGCTATTCCATGGCTCGGAAGTTGCATTCTGGCCCAACGCCAAGGATCACTTTGCGGGCGTCGTGCAAACGGTACCCGATCTGCCGGGCACCGAGATCATCCTTGAGAGCACGGCCAAGGGCGTCGGCAACGAGTTCCACGCCATGTGGCAGGACGCGGAAGCCGGCAAGGGCGACTACATCGCTATCTTCGTGCCCTGGTACTGGCTCAAGGAATATCGCAAGCCGGTTCCCGAGAGCTTCGAGCTGGACGAGGAGGATCACGAGTACCAGCAGGCCTATGGGCTCGATCTCGAGCAGATGGCTTGGCGGCGAGCCAAGATCGTCGAGCTGCGCGACCCGGTGCTGTTCAAGCAGGAATATCCGGCGACGGCGGCGGAGGCCTTCCAGTCGACCGGGCATGATAGCTTTATCAAGCCAGCAGCGATCCTGCGGGCGCGCAAGGCGAACTGCACGCCGATTGGGCCTCTTGTTCTAGGGGCTGACCCGGCACGGTTCGGCAATGACAGGTTCTCCCTTGCTTGGCGGCAGGGCCGCAAGGTGCTCAAGATCGAGAGCCGGTCAAAGCTCGACGTTGTCGCTGGAGCGAACTGGCTCAAGCAGGTGACTGACACCGAAAGGCCGGCTCGCGGATTCATTGATGTCGGTGGCGTTGGCGCGGGGGTTTACGACCTGCTGGTTAGTTGGGGCGAGCCATACTCCAAGGTGTGGGTGCCGATCGATTTCTCAGGCTCGCCGCAACAGGCGAACATTATCCTGCCGAGCGGCGAGGAGCGGCCTGGGCCATACAATCGTCGGGCCGAGATGTGGATGCGCTCTCGCGATTGGCTCGACGAGCCAGGCGGGGCCGATATCCCAGACATCGACAGTCTCCAAGCCGACGCTTGCGGCCCTGGCTATCACTACAACACGAACAGCTACCTGCTGATCGAGAGCAAAGAGCACATGAGCGACATTCGAAAGCTGCGCTCGCCTGACGAGTGGGACGCGGTAGCGCTCACTTTTGCTGAACCGGTTGCAGAACGAAGAAAGCCCGCTCCGGCGGCGAGAGTTGGCGGGTGGATGGGAGGCTAATGATGGGCGTCTCGAAGCGCGAACAGTTCATCGAAGAGGCCATTGCTTCCCGCGCGACTGACTGCATTACGTGGCCTTTTGCGGCGCGCAAAAGCAGCGGCTATGGCGCGCACAGCTACCGACAAGACGGCAAGAAGATCAACGCTGACGTGCACCGCTTCGTTTGCGAGTTGGCTCACGGCGCACCGGCGCCGGGAATGGAGGCGGCCCATCGATGTGGCAATCGCCTTTGCATCAATCCGGCGCATCTGTATTGGGCCGACCATTTGACGAACATGGCGGATGCCAAGCGACACGGCACTCTGCGAGGTGGTGGGCGCCATCGCCAGCGCATCTTCCCCGCAGACATTCGCGCCATATGTTCCTCTAAGGCTAGCCTTATGGCATTGGCTCAAAAGTACGGAACGGGACCAAGTCACATCGCGCGGCTGCGTCGTGTCCATGGGGCGGCGTGATGGCTTCTGACAACGATCTGCTCAAGGACGGCAAGGGCAAGTTCCGTCTTGCCAGTGACGGCGAGGCCGATAACAGGACTGCCTACGAAGACGACACCCGCTTTGCGCGTCATGAAGAGCAGTGGCCCGACGACATCCGCAAGCAGCGCGAGTTGGAAGGCCGTCCAGTCCTCACCATCTCCAAGCTCAACGCATTCTCGCGTCAGGTCGTGAACGACTTCCGTCAGAACAAGCCGGCGATCAAGGTTCATCCTGCCGATAGCGGGGCCGATCCTGACACGGCGGAAGTTATCAACGGGCTGATCCGTAACATCGAATACACGTCCAATGCCGACGTTGCCTATGACACCGCTGTGGACTGCGCGGTGAATGGCGGCTGGGGCTACATCCGCGTCGGGCTCGACTACGCCTATCACGACAGCTTCGATATGGAGCTGAGCATTCAGCGTGTCGCCAACCCGCTGTCGGTCTATGGCGACCCCAACAGTACGGCGGCAGACTCGTCCGATTGGATGGATGCGTTCGTTGTCGATCGGCTCAGCAAGGACCAGTTCCAGGCCCGGTACGGCAAGACCAAGACGGTTGCCGACTGGGACGACAGTTCGTGGCATGACGAAGCATGGCGCGACGGCAACGATGCGCTTGTTGCCGAGTGGTGGAACCGCACCGAGGCGGAGGTCAAGATCGCGCAGTTCGCGGACCTTCGCGACGGGCAGATTTACACCTACAGCCAGAAGCAGATCGAGGAGGATGCCGACGTTCAGGCGCTATTGGCTGCCGGTATTCTCGAACTCCGGCGCGAGAGAGTGGGGAAAACCTACAAGGTCAGGCAGCGCTTCATGTCAGGCGCCGAGGTGCTGGACGAGACGGAATGGGCCGGGTGCTACATCCCGATCATTCCCGTTTATGGCGATGAATACAACATCAAGGGCAAGCGCTATTTCCGCTCCCTGATCCATTCGGCCAAGGACGCGCAGCGGCAGTTCAACTACTGGCGCTCGACAGCGACGGAGCTTGTGGCGCTGGCGCCCAAATCGCCGTTCATCGGCCCCGAAGGCTTCGCCGACAACGACCCCAACTGGCAGACGGCCAACCGCATCAGTCACCCCTATCTCGAATACAAGGGCGGCATTCCTCCGCAGCGCCAACCTCTCGACAGCGGCCCCGCAGCCGGCGCGCTGCAAGAGGCGCTGAACGCCTCCGACGACATGAAGGCGGTGATCGGTCTCTACGACGCCTCGCTGGGTGCTCGGTCGAACGAAACCAGCGGCAAGGCCATCATGGCCCGCCAGCGGGAAGGGGACGTATCCACGTTCCACTTCATCGACAACATGGCCCGCGCCATTCGTCACACCGGGCGTGTGCTGATCGACCTGATCCCGCACGTCTATACCGGCGAGCGCATCATTCGCGTGATGGGCGAGGACGACAAGCCCAAGAACGTACAACTCGGCAAGCAGTATCCGAAGGTTGATGAGAAAACCGGCCAGCCGATTGTGGATGAGGTCGGGCAGGCCATCATGGCGCTGCACGACCTCTCCGCCGGCAAGTACGACCTGACGGTCACGACGGGCCCGAGCTTCACCAGCCGCCGCGAGGAAGCCGCCTACCAGATGACGGAGATGATGCGGGCCCTGCCGGCGTCCGCTCCGATCCTCGGCAAGCACCTCGCCAAGAACCTTGATTGGCCCGGCGCCGACGAAATCGCTGAAGAGTTGGAAGCCGCAGCCAGCGGACAGTTGCCGCCCGAGGTCCAGAAGCTTGTCGAGCAGGGCAAGCAGGAGATTGCGCGCCTCACCGAAGAGAACAACCAGCTCAAGTCTGATCGTTCGCTCGATGAAGCGCAGTTGGCGGCCGATATTCAGAAGGCCGACGTTGAAGCCGCGAACAAGGTCAAGATCGCCATGATCGACATCGAGGCCGAGAAGCAGATCGCCTTCGCGAAGATCGAGGCTGAGAAGGAAATCAAGGCCTACAGCGCGCAATTGCAGGCGCAGGTCGCCGCGAGCCGGCACGAACCAAGGAGCGTATCTAATGCCTGACATCCTGTGGAATGAGAACGGCAAGCTCACTGTCCGGGAAGTCGACGATGAAGGCAACCTGATCGAGGCTTCCAAGCCCAAGCCGGAACCTTTCGGCGGCAAGGGCGATCACGACGGCAACGGTAAGGTCGGCGGGGCAAAACCACCCAAAGGGCGCCGGAAGTGACCAAACCGCGCGATCAGAACGCCGTGTCTGGTTCAGGTGTTCTTTCCTCGGAAGAAGTCGGCACGTTCGATGTTCCGCAGGTTGTCAACGGACGCCTCACCGTCACGACGCGCGTTGCGCCGGACGTTGACCGGACGCTGGTCGTGAATGGCAAGCTGACCGTCGTTACCGGCACCGCCAGCTAATTCGTGCCTCGCGCACGCTAACCCGCACCAACCCCAGAGGAGTGCAACGCTTATGGAAGGCGAAGACCTTTCTATTGCCCCGAGCGGACCGGAGACGGCACCCGCGACGGAGGCAGTGACCACGCCTGAAACGACCGTCGCTGATGAACCGCAGCGCATTCCGGGCCCTGAAGAGGTCATCCCGGAAGGTGCGGAGCTTGAGCCGGTCGACGACTTCGACGACTACGAGTACGACGGCAAGACCCTCAAGGTTCCAAAGCCCCTGAAGGAAAAGCTGTCCCGGCTCGACAGCATGGACAAGGACTATACGACTAAGTCCCAGTCCAACGCCGACTTGCGGAAGACGCTCGAAACGCGCGAGGCGCAAATCGAGGAACGTCTGAAGGCAACCGACGAGGAACTGAATGTCCGCTCTCAGCTTCGCTTTGTCGACGCTGAACTGGAGCGGTTCAAGGACTTCGGATGGCCTCAGTATCAGGAGGCACTTCGAGTCGATCCCCTTGGGGCGCAGGAAGCGTGGGCCTATGCCCAGAACCTGCGTGACCAGAAGGCCGGGCTGTCCGAACAGCTCAAACAGGCCGAGACGAAGCGTTCTGAGGTCGCGCAGCAAGACTTTGCCAAGCGCGTGCAGGAAACGCTCTCACAGGCCACCAAGATCATTCCAGGCTCGACGCCTGAGACCGTTGGCAAAGCGATTGCAGAACTGGCGGACTGGGCGCACTCACGGGGCATCCCTGAGCAAGCGCTGAAGTCCAACTGGAGCCCGCAGCTCCTCGATCTGCTCTATCACGCCAAGGTCGGGCATGGCCTGCTGACCAAGCAAGCAACGGCGCCGAAACCCGCCCAGACTGTCGTTCCACAACCACTCAAGATGGTTGGTGGAGGCAAGCCCGCAGCGACCAGCGGTGACCTCGCGACCCTCGATATGGAGGGTTACGTGGCCGCTCGTCGAAAGGGCGTCGGGGGTAGGGCGTCATACTGACCACAACCAGCTTTCGCGTCGTGATGACGCCAAGGCCCAGAGCCCTGCGGGGCCAGAAGGACCACTATAATGAGCAACACCACGCTTACCGCGGATATCATCGCCAAGGAGGCGGTGGCTATCCTCGAGAACGAGCTTGTGATGGCGAACCTCGTCCATCGCGGCTACGAAGAGGAGTTCACCAACCGCGTCAACGGCTACACCGTTGGTGAAACCGTCTCGATCCGTCGCCCTGCCGATTTCACCGTCCGTGACGGTGCGGTCGCGCAGAACCAGGATGTCGTCGAAGGCAAGACGACCTTCACCGTCGACAAGCAGAAGGGCGTCGACTTCAAGTTCACGTCGCAAGACCTGACCTTGCAGATTGGCGATCTGTCCGAGCGTGTGATGAAGCCTGCCCTGGTGCAGCTCGCCAACCAGGTCGACCGCGATGTCTTTGCGCTCTACAAGGACATCCCCAACCATGTGACCATTCCCTCCGGCGGCATCAACTCCTATGCCGACTTCGCCCTCGCTGCCGAGCGCATGGATGTGATCGGGATTCCTGAGAGCGATCGGCGCGCCGTTCTGACCGCGACGGACAAGTGGGCCATGCTCGGTTCGCAGACTGCTCTTTACATGCAGGATGTGGCCAAGGGCGCGTTCCGCGAGGCCAACATGGGTCGCATCGGTGGCATCGACACCTATTCGAGCCTCAATGCGCCGCGTCACACGACCGGCTCCCGCGCTACGGCCTCCGATGCCGTGGCGGCGTCGTTCACTGGCGATACCTGGGCCAACACCAAGGACACCAATTACTCGACGCTCAACATCGGCTCGCTGTCGGGCGCGACGGTGACCGTCAAGGCCGGCGACACGTTCACCATCGCGGATGTGTACGACGTGAACCCGGTGACCAAGGAGCAACTCCCGCACCTCAAAATGTTCACTGTTGTGAACAATGAGACAGCGGCGGGCTCGGCAATCACCTCCTTCGAGGTCAGCCCGGCCATCCTGCCGGCGTCGTCCTCCGATGCGCAGACGCGGGCGCACGCCAACTGCGCCTTCGCTTCGGGAACGACCGACCTCAATACCAAGGCGATCACTTTCCAGGGCGCTGCGTCGACGGCCTACGCGCAGAACCTCTACTTCCACAAGAACGCCTTCGGCCTCGTCATGGTGCCGATGGTCAAGCCCCCCGGCGCGGTCGATGTCGGCCGTCGTTCGTACAAGGGGATCAGCGTCCGCGTCATCCCGTACTACGACGGCGGCAACGACGTGTCGAACTGGCGTCTCGATATCCTCTACGGGACCAAGACCATCGACCCCCGCCTCGCGGTCCGCGCTTCGCTCGCGGCCGACATCTAACCCCAGCCAGAAGGAGAAACCACAATGGCACTCAAAGAACTCTCCGATGGTGGGCCGGACGGTACGCGCCTCGGCCAGTCGGCCAGCGATCTGATTAGCCTCTATGGCAAGACCCCGATCGCACAGCGCAGTTCCACTGTGCTCGCCACATCGCTGCTCTCCGCCTCGTCCTATGTGTCCGTTGCATCGAACACTGCGGCGATCCTGACGGAGATCAGCAACGCGCTCGTGAATTTCGGCGTCATCCGCACCACGGCGTGACGTGAAAGTCGTCATCGCGACGCCAAGCCTGGCGGGACCGACCGAGCCGTACAAAGCGGCTTTGGCCGGTTCCGCGCCGCTGCTGGATCAGCACGAAGTTCGCTTCGTGGAAGAGGTCGGCAATCCCTACATCAGCGCGGCACGGGCAACCATGCTGCGCAAGGCGATGGACTGGCCCGCCGATGCGGTGGTGTTCATCGACTACGATCTGAGCTGGCGCCCCGAAGACCTGCTCACACTTATCGACACGCCCGGCGATGTCGTTGCGGGCACATACCGGTTCAAGAAGCAGGACGTCGAATTCATGGGCGGCTGGTTCACCGATGGCGACGATCGTCCGGCGCTGTTTGGTGACGGCTGCATCCGCGCGAACCGTGTCCCTGCTGGCTTCCTCAAGCTGACGAGGGAGGCCGTCGACAAGTTCATGCGCGCCTATCCAGAACTCACCTACGGGCCGCGCTATGCCGCAGCCGTGGACCTGTTCAACCACGGCGCCATCGATGGCGTCTGGTACGGCGAAGACTACGCCTTCTCCAAACGCTGGATCGAGAAGTGCGGCGATATCCGCCTCGTTCCGAACCTGACCATCACGCACCATTCCGCCGATGAGGCGTTCCCCGGCAACCTGCATGAATACCTGATGCGGCAGCCGGGCGGAGCGCTGGAGGGACAGCCTTGGCCCTGAGCAACTATTCCGAACTGCAAGCCTCCATTGCCGGGTGGATGGAGCGGTCCGACATGACCGCGGTCATTGCCGACTGCATCACGCTGGCTGAGGCGCGCCTGAACCGCGAGCTTGGGCCCGTAGAGACCGACGCCAGCCTCACCGGCACGGTGGACAGCCGCGCGCTCGATATCTCGGCCCTGTCGCTCGTAGAGCCACTTCAGTTGTGGGTGGCCGAGCCCGGCAGTGAAGACGAGCGCCGGGTTGACCCTCAGTCAGCCGCCAACATGGCCTATGTCGAT